ATTAAATAACTTTTTAATAAACTAAATTAATAGTTTTTAAAACGTTTAAACATATCTAAACTTTTATTTACACTCTCTGTTAAAGATGAAATTTCTTCTTCATCTAAATTTTCTAAATCATCTAATTTTAATTCAAACTCAGTAGATTTGTCTTCATGACCAAATGTTCCGTGTTCTAAATCATAATCGCCGTCTCCTATGGTGTCAAGTCCTGTGAATTCATCATCTTCTAATGGGACACTAGTCTCGATATTTTGAGATGGAGTTAATTCGGAACTAATATGAGCATCTTCATTTATTCTCATATTACGATATTCACCAACCTCACCTTTATTATTAACGGTGATTCCCGCTTTATCATTTGCAAAGTCTTGAACATATAAAGGTTGTTCATTTGATTGATTATATCTTGTTACATAACCATCATAAAGGTCTTTATGTTGGTCTAGGATGTTTTTTCTTTCCTCATTTGTCATTTTAAAAAAGTATGCGTTCATAATTTTGTTTTTCTATAAATATTACGTTTATAGGAAGTTTCTCCTAATCTTTTTTTTCTTCTATTTCTAAGGTCTTCTTCAAAATCGGATTCTAATACCCATTTATCCACATTACTTATTAAAGAATAGTTTCTACCGCTTTCAACATCTTCCCATTCCATTTTATATTGTACAATTCCTTGAACTCTTTGACCATTATCTCCAACAACTCCTCTTGTGAATGGAGGTAGTGATTCACCATCCATATGTATTAGGACAACTCTATCTCCTTCTTTTAAACTCGGATTTCTTTCCATAAATTTATTTTTAATAATAAATATATTCAAAGTATTTATATATCGTATGGCAATTACAATTATTATAACTGAAAGTCAAAAAAGAAGACTTATAAATGAAGGTGGTGGTGGAGGTAATTTCTCTGAGGTTATCAAAAGAAACTATGATTTAGTTAAAGATATTATAAGTAAATCATCATCTCAAATAGGTTTAAATTTAGAATTTTTACTCACTTGGGGAGCAAGTATTGGGGGATTTGTAGGTCCTTTAAATGACTTTATTGCTAATCAAAACCCAGAATTTTCAGATTTAGATATTAGTTTAATATTAACAGGGATTATTGCCTCTTATTATATTGATAACAAATCTTTGGTAAATAAAATTACCACAATAATAAAAGAAAAAGGATTAACTGAGTCTTTTAAAAAATATCTAAGAAAAAGTAGAGAACTTAAAAAAGTATTTGTCGAGTTTATTGGTAGTTTAGGTATTACATTACACAAAGTAACTAACATTCTAAGTTACACATTTATTTTACCATTACTACCTATGTTATATGATATGGCAAAAACTGGTGCAGATTCCAAAGATATAAAAGAATTGGTAACAAGATTAACAGGATTTGGAGTATTAACTGTATCAGGTATCGTATTAAAAGAATTAATAACTAAGGTAGTTAGAAGATTTAAAGGAAAATAATTACATATTTTCCAATATAGAATCGGTTACAATTTTCTGTTCTTCATCAGTTAAATTGTGTATATCTAAATGTTTTACAAACCATTTTTTAATCAATATCTCGGCAGGTGTTTTTGTTAATTTTGATAATCTTTTAAAACCTTTTGATTGAGCATCAAGTTCTTCAGGTAAAAGATAATATTCCAATGGTGGTAAATCTTCATTATCTCTATCATCCAATTCACCGTTATAGTTTTGTATTGAGTGTTGTAATTCGTGCGTAACAACTTCATTTAACTCACCAATTAAGTCATACATATTTTTTTCTAATGTATTTGGGTTAAACATAACTAATACCTCAACTACATCATCTTCGGTAGAATAATAAGCGTTAACAATAAAATTGTCTGAATTTAGGTTATGTTTTAACGTCACCTCAACTCCAACTTGAACAGGGAATCTGCCAACAGAATAAAAATCATTATCTTCAGGTAGATAAATTAAACCCGTTTTTTTATTTTTAACAATATTAACAATATCTCTTATTATTGTTCTTATTAATAGTCTACCTCTTTTCATAATACAAAGATACGAATTTTTTATTAAATTTTGGTTATTACAAAAAAATTTATTATAATTGATTATCAATTAGTTAATTATGAATAAAAAGTTTGATTTTAAGGACATTACATTAGTTCCTGAAGCAATTAGTTCGGTTAATTCAAGAAAAGAAATTAATCCTTATAATGAAAATGGTAATTTACCAATTATGGTTTCACCAATGGATACCGTTGTTGATGAAGAAAATTGTAGTTTATTTTTAGACCAAGCATTAGAGGTCTGTTTACCGAGAGGCGTATTTTCAGAAAGAAGTGAACCATTTAATTCAATATCATTATCAGATTTTGAAGAGGTTGTTAATTGGTATGAAGATGGTAGTATTGAATCTGAGACAACAAGATTTTTGGTTGATATTGCAAATGGTCATATGAAAAAATTACACGAATTATCCGAGAGATTTACTAAAATTAGAAAATCTGATAAACATCAGATAATGGTTGGTAATATTGCAAACCCTAACACATTTGAAAAGTTTTGCGAAATTGGAGTTGATTATGTTAGAGTCGGTATTGGTGGTGGTAGCGGATGTTTAACTTCGGCAAATACAGGCGTTCATTATCCAATGGCATCTCTAATCTCAGAATGTTACAGAATTAAAGAATATGGTGGTTATAAAACAAAAATAATTGCTGACGGTGGTTTTAGAAATTATGATGATATTATAAAAGCATTGGCTTTAGGTGCTGATTATGTTATGTTGGGTGGAGTATTAAATAAAACTTTAGAATCTTGTTCTACAACAATGTTATTTAATCTAATACCAATTAATCAAACATATTCTAAGATAATTTGGGAAGAAATGCCATTACTAAAGAAATATTTGTATAAGGGTTTTAGAGGTATGAGTACCAAAGAAGTTCAAGATAAGTGGGGTAAAACAGAACTAAAAACATCTGAAGGGATAAGTAAAACAAATAAAGTGGAATACACTTTAAGTGGGTGGGTTGAGAATTTAGAGGACTATTTAAGGTCGGCGATGTCTTACACCAACTCTAATACACTTGAAGAATTTAAGGGTTCTGAGTATGTTTTTATTACTCAAAACGCTCTTAATCGTTTTAATAAATAGGGGGTTATTTAAGGGTGACTTTTATTTTTAGGTCACCTTTACCTTTAATTACTCTGTGGAAAACGCCTTCAGGTATGTGATATTTTTTACCTTTAAGTAATTTTTTTGGTAATTCGTTATCCATTTGTAAGAACCAATTATTACTTTCAATTACCTCAACTATTCTATTTTCTCTATCTCTATGCCATTTCAATTCATCACTTTCAACAGACTCTTTAAAAACTCTAACTTTAGTATTTTCAGAAATACTAATTTGGTCGAATGGTACATTAGGCATAAGAGTTCTCTTATTAAAAAAATATCTAAAATTCCAAATGTCAAGTCCAAGATGGGATAAACAAGTTTTTAACTCTTCCCAAACAACATCACTAAAAGAAACAGTCTCGCCGTCATCATCTTCAATAGAATGTTCTAATCTTATTGGTTCACTATCAATAAAAATCCAAAATTTACCGTCATTACCTTTTCTAATGTCGTGAACATATATATCAATATCGTGGTCAATAGAGTATTCATCGATAATTTGTTGATTACCGAATTCTTTAAAATAATAGTTAATAAAATTAATTAATTTTTCTTTTTTCATATTACCAACTCCTTGAAGACTTTAACCCCAATTTTTTACGATATCTTGATACATTACAACTCCAATATCCTGCGGTAGTCCTATCTTTCTTTTGGTCGCATTTGTGTCTTGCCCTAAATGATTTTGCTCTACCCTTACTAGCATTTTTAATTCTTAAATTAGGGTCTCCAAATGTAACTTTTTTAACAGTTCCTTTTGGTGTTTTAACATATACGGCAAACTTTTTAGGTCCTCCTGGCGTTCTAAATGGACTACCTAATTTTACATTTTTACCTCTATGTTTTGCCTCATTTAAAACTTCTTCTAAATCTTCTTCATACATTGGAGCGTCAAGCCAAACCTCTTCACCATTTTCAAGTAACACTTTTTTACCTAAATCAGACTCCATTATCCATATATCATCTTCACCTAAACTAATTAAGTTTTTATTATATAAGTTTCTAACTTCATTTATAAGGTCAAAAAATTTATCGGAGTAAACTCTAAATATATTTTCAGATAAAGGTATTTCATTAACAATATGATACATTAACTCATCAGATACCTTTGTATTTTTAACTAATTTCATTGGTGTTGATTCCATAATATTTGTCTTTCCAAATAAATATCCTTATAATTGTATTATGGATGAAAAAGTTTTATACATAGTTCGTGGATTACCTGGTAGTGGTAAATCAACATTCGCTAAAAAATTGGTTAATTCAGATTTTTTGGTGTGTGAGGCGGACAAATATTTTATTGATAAAGAAACAGGTGAATATAAGTTCGATGGGTCTAAGATAAAAGATGCTCATAAGTATTGTCAGGATTTAGTTGAGACTTATATGAAAGATAGTATGGTTAACGACCAATGGTATCGTGAGATTGTAGTTTCTAACACTTTTACTATGGAGTGGGAAATGACACATTATTTTGAACTGTCGAAAAAATATGGTTATAAAGTGTTTACTATCATTGTTGAAAATAGACATAATGGAGAGAATGTTCACGGAGTTCCTGATGATAAAATCGAACAGATGAAAGATAGATTTGAAATTAAATTACATTAAAATGAAAAACTTTTTTATTTTTATATTAGTGATAATAAGGTTAGCAATTATGATTAATATTGTTTACTTATTATTTGTGTCGTGGAAAGACTCTTCAGGGGTTGAGTTTCAAAAACTAACTTGGTGGGTTTATTTTATGATATTTGATATTTGGCTCGAAAAGACCGTTCAGATTAACGAAAAAAATCTTGATTAATTCTTATTATAGATATATTTATATGTGTATAATAATATTTAATTATGAAAAAAATTAAGATAAAAGAATCTGATATTCGTAAAGTAATCAGAAAACACCTATTGGAAGAAATGGGTGAAGAAAAAGAAGAAAAAAAACCAAGATGTTTAACTGACAACACAATGCCTTTGGATGAAATTGTTGGAACTTCTGACGATTACAATGATTATACATCTAACGTTAAAAAAAGACGTGGGGGTATAAAAGGAATGATTGACACTTTAGACATTTTAAGAACTCTAAGATTACATCCAAATATTTCTGATGGTGGTGAACACTTATCTTATGAATTGTTAAATCATTTAAGAAATTATAGAAATAAACATTATTTTGATGAGACAAATAATGATTGTCACAGAGCTATGGATAAAGTGATAGAACTTTATAAAGAAAATGAACATGGTGAAGAATTAGTCAAAGATATTGAAAAGGTATTGAATCACTCTGACCCAACTCCAAGAGCTAAAGAATATTTAAAGAGATGTTTAATGTTGATTAAAGAAAAATAATCCTCTTAACTGAGGACTTTTAGGACCGTTATCGTTACGATAACAGAAAAAGGGGAAGTTCGCTACTATCCCCTTTTTTATTTCAATATATTTATATTAAAAAATATATAAATTATGGCAACAACTAAGTCAAAAGGAACAACTAAATCAACTAAAATTTCTTTCGGTAAAAAGAAAGTTGGTAAATTAAAAAAACATTACGGACCAAAAGAACAGAAACCAAAATCATACAGAGGTCAAGGTCGTTAATATAAAAGACTTTTGATGAAAAGTAAATATTTATTATAAAAAATAATAATTATGAAAAATTTCATCAAATCAATGTTCGGAGGTGGAGACACTTCAATTAAGAGAGTTATAGCTTTCTTAGGATTTTTATTTATTGCAGTAACTATGTTACTAAATTCGTATCAACACGAATCTATTAAACCAAGTGAAGAACTTGTTGATGCGGTAAAAGTTATTGTTTTGGTTTGTATTGGTGGTAATGTGGTAGAAAAGTTTTTAGACAAAACCACAAAAAAAACCGATAATACACAGGACACTAATTAACAAAAAACCCCTCTACTGAGGGGTTTTTAATTTTACTTAACTTCTTCAAATTCTACATCGTTATGATTAATATCTGAAGGTTCTTCTGTTTTATAAAGTTCCTCACTTATCTTATGAAACTTTTCATTTAATTCATTAACTAAAGTTGTTACGGTATCTATTTCTTTTTTAGAAATTGACTCTGTTAATTTATCAATTA